CGCTGCAACGAAGAACGGTATCTACACCAACGATTCGGTAATCGGGATTTGCGAGGAAATCCTTGAGAGCCAGAACATGAACCTCGGGAACGATCTCGCTTCCAAGGATGGCCGAACGCTGTTCAAGAGTACGCCCTTAACTTACGCACCGAAGTTGGATTCGGACACCCAAAATCCGCTATACATGCTCGACTGGCAATGGCTTGCAATCGGCGTGCTGGCCGGCTGGGAGAATCAGTTGACTAAGCCGTACATGGTGCCAAACAAGCACCTAGTTCGCCGTGTAGACCTTGACTGCACGTTGAATATGGCTTGCACTGACTTGCGCCGGCAGTCGGTGTTTCACGTCGCAGGCTAAGCGATCCATTTTTTACTTCCGTTCATAAGCTACTCAACACAACGAGAGGAAATATCCAATGCCAAGTGAAGCTCTTAACGCTCACGAAAAACAGGCTCGCACTTTCAGTGAGTGCGTTTGGTTCGAGGGGATCACCGCACTCAAGGAAGGCCAGGGCGTATGCTACAACTTCGACTACGGTACCGATACTGTCGCTGATGCGCGCCGGTTCGCTAAGGTCGAAGTTCCGTCGGTCTCGAATGCCCAGTTCTTTGCCGGCGTTGCCGCTCGCAACTACCCGGCTAGCAGCACTGGTCAGATGATCGAGATTTACAAGCCCGGTTCGCTCTGCAAGGTTCTCGTCGGCGCCAGTACCGTTGTAGGCGTTGGCCGCCTGACGTGCGAGATTACCGCAGTTGTTGCAACGAATGGTTCGTTCAGGTACTCCGGCTTGGAGGGTGAAGGGTCGTGCATTCCGATGCAGACCACGACCTTCGTTGCTACGTACCAGAAGTGCCTTGCCCTACTGGATGGCCCTGGTCGCCCGTCGGGTCTGTTGGAAGTCCTGCCGCTCGTCAATAACGATGCCATTGGTACTGTGATGGTAGGTGGAACTACGCTTATTACCGGCTCCGTGATTGCGGGAGGCAACTGCACATATACGTTGCCTGACGCTACTCGCGACGGGCTTCGTAAGAAGTTCGGCGTTATCACCGCTCACGTTGGGACCAGCAATTTTGTGATTACGGTCACGAGTGGCCGGATGAATGTCGACGGCGACACCACTTTGGCTTCGGTCACGTTTACCGCTGCCGCGTCACTCAATAAGCAGATTGTGCTTGAGTGGGGCGGTTCGTGGAGCCCCGTGACCTGCACGATTACTGACCCCGTGATTGCGTGATAAATGCCCCCTGCGCAGGCATTTGCGGCCGGCTGGGTTCTCTCTTCCTCAGCCGGTCGCTCATTTCTCTTGAGTTTGGAGTTGACTAATGGCCGAGAGTTCTCTGAGTATCGGGTTCCCCGACTTACAGAGTGAAGTCGGTCGGCTCCTGGGGTATGGGAGCGTTGTTGCTAACTTTTCAGCCGGCCAACTCGTTGTCGTAAACAAGCGAGTTCAAAGCGGTGTTCGCCGTGTCTATTATCCATCGGCACTTAGCGTTGAAATGGCTGGCTACGAATGGTCGTGGCTTAAACCGACGACTACGATTGACATAGAATCCGAGGAGGCTGACTACGACTTACCGGATGATTTTGGTAGGTTAATCGGTTGCCTCCATTATCCATCAGAGGAATACCGCCAGTCAATTTCGATTGTTTCCGTCGGTAAGATTCTCTCGCTGCGAGCTAACTCCTCGCTTACCGGGGCGCCGGTATTCGCCGCCACTCGGTACAAGGCATCGACCGGAGCAAATGGTCAGCGGCAGGAGATTCTCTTCTTCCCCGAGCCGGATGATGACTGGACGCTGAGCTACGAGTACGAGGCATACTCCGGGGCGCTTTCGGACACGTATCCATATCCGCTCGGCGGTATGCAGCTTGCGGAGCTTTACATTGAGTCATGCCTCGCCATTGTCGAAGAGCGCGATTTCGATGAGGTCGGAGTTCATACAGAGCGGTACAAAGCATTGCTTGTCGATGCTATTGCACGAGACCGAAAGCGCGGCACCAGGAATTTTGGCAACATGGGAAATGTTGAGCGAGACGGTGGAGTGCCATTCCGAAGAGGGTGGGGAAGTTCAACATATTCGATAACCTATAACGGCGAGGCAATATAGTGGCCAAGAAGAAAACCAAAGACGAAAAGTTATCGACCGCCGCCGCTACTTCTGCGTGGGTCGGTAACGCCTACAAAGGCACGATGAATACGTTAGCGAACGCTAGAACTACGGAGCGACAGCGCGTTAATGCGCATTTTGCGAAAGTATACGCGAATAAGTCGGGCGCCGCACAAGTAACGCAAAAGAAGCCCACTCAACCTACCCGGTCGCAGGAAGCATCGCAGAGGCGCAGCAGGATTATCAAGAGCACTGCGCCTCAAGGCATTCAGTCTGGGCTGCAATCGCTTCAGGATGCGCTGAATCCCCCGAAGAAGAAGAAGGAAAGGTAGGAGTATCTAAATGAGCGCGTCCGCAAAAGCCTTAACCGGCGGTTCGAGTGAGTTGATTATCGCCGCCGATGGTCATAGAGACCATATAACGATCCAACTCCATGACACTGAGCCCGTGTACCTCGCATTCGACGAGGCTGCCGTCGACGAGACTGGGATCAAGCTGATTTACCCGGGCTGTTCGGTTCGGGTCACCGGCAATAAGGCGAGGCTGGCGGTGTACGGCTACGCTGGCGGTGCTTCCCGCGTTGGTATCGAGACATGCGAGGATGTTGAGTATCGCCCTGGTTCATACGTTTATCCGTATTAGGATTTGATGGCTGCATACGCCTGGGACATTGTAGCGGATACCGCTACTGAGATTATAGCTGCTGACGAGTATCGTGACGAGCTTGTCGTGCAGCTAAATGCGCAGGCGGTTCCTGGCACTGACCCTGTGTTTCTCGCATTCGGCACGGATGCCGCTATCGGAACTGGACTCATGCTCGGAAGCGTTGGGCATACAGTAAGGGTGCTCGGGGCAAAGGCAAGGCTTGCGGTAAGCGCGATTAGTGCTGCTATATCCTCCGGGGGAATTGAGACGCACACCAGCATTGAGTATAGGCATACCCTTTGTTATCCAGCGTGGGACCCGCAGGCACCGTGGAATCCGAAGGGCGGACCAACATAGTTACTGAAGAGAATAGAAGAGAGATCGTATTCAACTGTCGGGTTGAAAGTACCGATTTCTTAACACTTACTTAGGAGGTAGTCGCGTGATTGACAGACTGTGTATGCTTCTGAAGATGAAAAAGCCAGAGATGAACAGGGGCCTCCTGTCTGCGTCTGGCACCACCGTTCCCGCTGACGGGACTGACGGCTACCAAACCGGGTGCGTGTTTCAGCATACCGATGGTGCTAGCGGTACTGTGTTCTACGTGAACAATGGTTCCGTAACCTCCTGCCAATTCGATGCCGTCACCACTGGTGGCCCGGCTGACACATTGACAATCGGTGCGTTCTCCTCGCTTACGGCAGGCAGCGGAATCGCTCTGTCGGATGGTGTATCCGCTGCGGTTATTTACGGTGATGACAACGGCGTAGCTTTCGGATCGGTAAGTATCTACAACTTCCGATCTCGACTGCTGTTGACCGTCGACCAAGCCGGTGCTTCGATTCGCGCTGTTGGCGCACAGTTGAAGTTGGCGACTGGCGTTGACGTTGCAACTGGCATCTACACGGCTAACCAGGGCTATCTTGAATTAGCCGGTGCGCATGTCGCTCAGGCAGGAGCTACCCTCTCATGCGTCGATGCGAGTCTTGAGATTGGAACCTCGCTTACTGTGGACGCCAACGGCGAGGCTTGTGGCGTTCACGTCGAGACGACTGGCGCTGGCACGATCACGAACAACGGGACGTGCGCGGCGATCTTGATTGACAATGCCGCCGGTGCCGTAGAGTGGCCGGTCGGTATTTATATGCCTGGCCCCGACGTGACGACTGGTCTGCGGATCGGCGACTGGATTGGTAGCGCTGCTACGACTCATGGTGTTATGTTCGGCGCGGACATGGACGTTTACGGAGACGGCCAGTTGGACGTGATGCAGGTCCATGGTGCAACGAGTACGGCACTTGCCGGCAACTACAGCGCGAAGTGCGGGCGGTTCCGCCATGTCGTCCAGGTGGCCGGCACGCTCGAAGCAGAGGCTTATGGCCTCGTGGGTCAAGTGGTCGCTAAGACCGTCGTTTTCGGCTTATACGCTGCTGGCCTCATGGGCACCATCGAAAGTAACGGTGGCTTCCACGCAGGCGACGGGGCAAGTACTTCGTATCCGTGCATGGCTGGCGTGATTGCTCGGCCGAGCGGTTCAGGCATCACTGTCGATACGGGGTCTGTACTCGCTGGGTTCGCTGCCTTGAGTAATACCAATACTTCGGTAACGCTCGGTGGCACTGGCGTTTATCCCGGCGTGTATGTCGCTAAGTGTCAGGCTGCCTGCATTGCTTGGTCGCATGGTCTGTATATTGCTGACAGCGCGGCCGCAACTGGCATCAAGATCGGCACCTGCGCTACGATGGGCGTGAATATCGCTGACGATACCACGCTTGTTCTCGGAACGACTGTGGCTACTGCGGCAACGAAGGTCACTGCCGAATTTGATGAAACCACGACGGGTATTGGCTATATCCAGCTTGGTTCTTCTACGGCCCCGATGGTCTACAACGCTGATCCTGGTGCGACTCCGCAGCCGGCAGTTGATGTGAATATCACACATTCGGCCGGTGCCGGCAACGCTGGGTGGTGTCGAGCTATCGTTGCAAAGATGATCCTCAGCGGAGACGGGGATACCGGCTCGCATTTGCAGCCGCTTCTCGTGACTGCTGAGGTTTCTGCGCCGGCAGGCTCGAATTACAGTGCTGAAGTCAAGATCATCCACAAGGGAACGGATACCGTATCTGGGAATTTCTTCGGTATGCAGTGCCACATGGCCGTGGAAGACGGTAATTTCGAGATCAATAATGCAGGCGGTGCAGCGATCTTCAATTTGACTTCCGACGAAGCCAGAACTGTAACTTGTACGTCAGAAAATCTTAATGTAGTGCTGGTTAAGAATACTTCGACAATCGCCGGAATTGCTTCTCTACTGAAGTTGTCTAGCGCCGGGGCCGATGACCCCGCGTATCTCGCGATTTTCGAGGGTGCTGCTGATACGGCCCTCATTAAGTTTCAGAATTGCGGTGCAAACGTCGTAGCGAATACGACTTCTATCGACGGCGAGGCTTTGCAGCATATCATCAAAGTGAGTGTCAACGGTGTTGTTGGGTACATTCCGATTTTCGCAAGCGTACCTACGTAACCGTGAGTTTCCCCCGGCAGCCTTCGGGCTGCCGGGTTTTGTTTCCATCGGAGTAGCCATGCAACTCGTTAAGTCGGAGACTCCCGCAAGCGTTAGATACGTAGCCAAGGGCGACGACAATTTAATAGCCAGTGAGAGCATTGAAATCAAGATCAATAAAACCACTAAACTTGAGGCTGAAGTTCCAGAAGGAAAGCTCTGGAAGATTGACGTTACCTTGCGTATTCAGGAGTTCGATGCGTAGTTTTTCGTTTCCTTTTTCAGAAGAGAGGTACTACCATGTTGCTCGGACAGATTTTTCAGAGTTTGGATTCGTGGCGCAAGTTGTCTTCCGTCAACCTCAAGCCGAAGATCGCCTATGCGATTCTCAAGTACACGAAGCTTGTCAGTGACGAGCACGCGATCGCCGAGAAGCAGCGAGTGGCGTTGATCCACGAGATCACCGCAACCAAGGAAGGCGAAGACGCGAAGATCGAACCCGGCACCCCGGAGTTCGCCGAGTACGTCGCGAAGGTCAACGAGATTATGCTACAGGAGTCTTCGTTGGACCCGATCAACCTTGAACTCGAAGAGGTCGTGAACGCCCTGGACGGCAAGGACGACGTGCTGTCGATTTCGGACCTTGCTCTCTTGGAGCCGTTCTTCTCTTCGCCGGATACTGGGCCAGAAGATGCGGGTGCGTAGGTCTAGTTAGGCTGCCGATAAATACTCCCCGGCGGTCAACGCGGCCGTCGGGTTTTTTTAGGAAGTTTGGTATGGCTAAAAAGCGGCAGATCGGGATTCAATTTCCGTTGGCGGGCCTTAATAGGCAAGGTTCGTATCGTCAACAGCCACCTTACAGCAGCACGAGTTTACTCAATGTCCGGCCAATCGGAACACTAGAAGGCAGGGAGCGAGGAGGAAGTCGCCCCGGTCTAGTCGAATCCCATATCGACAACCTTGGAGATTCGGTTCGTCTCTTGAAGTCAATGACATTAGCACCAGGAGACGGCTTTACTTCTTGGTCTGATACCTTCGGTGGGTTGTCTTTATCCGAGGCATGGACACAAGCATCATGGGCAGAGGACGTACCATACGTCCTGCCGTCATCTCTCGCTAGTACCAATACGGATATTGCCGAAGGTGCTGCCGTTCTCGATTCGCTTCCGATTGATTCGGGAGAAGCCTACACCGTCGAGATGTACCTGGCACCGTGGGCTGGTACATACGCTGGAAATTACAGGCTTTACATACGGCTCGATAATACGACGCCAGACATAGAGACAGATGGCGTTGTAGTTGATCTCGTTATGGACGACGACACGGGGGATTATACAGCTACGCTTACGTCTATTCTTGCAGGAGTAAGTACGGAAACTGATACGGCAACCGGAACTCTGTCATCTCCTCTCCCTGGATGGCTTTCCGCTGTCGTTGTCGGTGCCGTCGTGAGCGTATACTGGGGAGGTACTGAAATCCTGAGTGGTACTGTCGGTGCTCAGACTGGCCTTCGCGTTGGATTCGGGATGGAATGTACCATTGATGGGGGTCTTTGTCTGACTAACGTCTTCCGTGTCCAATACTACTCGACAGGTAGTGTAAACGCACTGCGAACGATGCTCGTAGCGTCGGCCTGTGGCAACATCTACAGCGAGGGGCCTTATGGCCGCATGACGGTCGTAGCAAGCGATCTCACGCTACGCGACGATGTGCCTCTCCAGGCAGCCCAGAGCGGTCAGAAGCTCTACATCGCTGACTACGGCGACACAGCAGCCAATGGGACAGATGGCTCGGTGGCCGGCACTCAATTGACGGCAGTGGGGGTAGCGGACTGGACGGCCCTTGGGATCAGCATTGACGACATGGTGTGCGTGATATCTAATCCACTCGGGACTGCCGTAGCACAGACGTATGAGATTGATTCAGTTGCAGTCGGGGCAGTGACCCTTGCTGCCGCAGCCGGTACTGGTGCTTGCTCGTATAGGATCGAACGTGGCCCGAAGGTCTACGATCCGATACTAGGTACATTGGAGTTAATGATTGCAACCGATGGTGTGGGGCAGGTGCCTTCCGGATGCCCGCTTATTTGTCGATACCTAGACCGTATCATTCTTGCTGGTGCTGAAATTGCACCGCATGTCTGGTTCGCTAGCCGCGTATCCGATCCCCTTGATTGGGACTATGCACAGGAAGATAGCCAGCGGGCAGTCGCCGGGACAGCTAGCGAGGCGGGTGTTCCAGGCGAGGCTGTTACTGCATTGGTTCCACATAGCGACGACTATCTCATTTTCGGATGCACTACGTCGACATGGCGACTTGCTGGCGATCCAGCTTATGGCGGTGCGTTGAATTCGTTAAGTCATAATGCGGGGATAATTAGCGGCAATGCCTGGTGTCTCGGGCCGACTGCCGAACTTATCTTCTTGTCACTTTGCGGATTGTATGCACTGCCCCCTGGCGGTGATAAGTACCCGATACAACTATCGGAGACAGTTCTCCCCAGGGAGTTCCGTAATATCGATCCGAGTTCGGTTACGACATTACTTGAGTACGACATTCAGGATCGCGGGGTCCATGTATTCCTTACTCCGGAGTCGTCCAATGCGAGAATTCACTGGTGGTTCGATTGGGACCGAAAGACATTCTGGCCAGTATCTCTTGATTCGGACCACGAACCCACGGCGGCTTGTTCTCTTCAGGCGACGGCAATCGAAGACTCCGGGACTATTCTCGGTGGAAGAGATGGTACACTACGCCGATTCAGTGGTCTTGCTGAAACCGACTGCGGAGAAGTGTATGAAACATACGCCCTCCTTGGGCCGGTTGCAATGGATAGGGACTCTCGCGTCGGGTTTGTTCAGTCGATTGACGCGGCCATGGCTGCCGAGAGCGGAGATGTGTCGTGGGAAATTAGAACGGCATTGACGTTCGAGGGATCGGTTACGGCAACTGCGTCGGACTCCGGTACTTGGAGTGAGGGATTAAACCCGACTGATTATCCATCGTGCCGAGGTCAGGCATTCACACTGAAGATTACCGGAACGTCCGGCCGCCGATGGTCTGTCGAAGACATTACTGCCGTACTCAGGGAAGCCGGGCGAAGGCGCATTGAATGACAACTAGGCTTCCGAATCCATTTATCCCACATGAAGTCCGTCGATCCATCGGTGGATTGAGAGTTGAGTCCAGCGAACAAGCGGATGCTATTGTAGTTATCCAGGCTGACGTGGTGGATATAGAGGCGGACATAGTTGTCATTGACGGCAGGCTCGACGACCTGGAAGCTACGTCCGATTCGTCACTTGAAGCAGAGGCCGCCGAGAATATAGCGACAGGAATGCCGGTATACGGAATCGCCGGATTCGCAAATGTTGGGCTTGCGAGATCAGATACAGCAGCGAAGTCGCGTGTAATTGGCATGGCAACAGTTGGTGCAAATACTGGATTTACTGTCGTCTACGCTGCCGGAGGAAGAATCACGCTCGATGACTGGACTTCCGCAGTTGGGGCAGCGACGTTGACTCCATCGTCCGTTTATTTCCTTGCGGATACCGGCGGGATTACCGACACTGCTCCAACTGCCGTGGGAAATAAACGGA